GCAACGGGCGAGCGTTCCTTCTTGACTTCCTCCCAACGGCGGCAGGCTTTGCACTTCCCTGGCTTGCCTGTCTTCTCGTCAACATCGTTCTTTCCACAGTAGACTTTGTTCTTGAAATCTCCATGGAAGAGAACATCCTTCCAAACTTCGCCATCCTTCTCCCAAGGAGGCCCAATGCGGAAGTACCATTCTCCTGGGTCAAAGCTCGTCCAGGGGCGGCCACTTGTTTTCTTCTTCCTCTTGGAAAGTTCCTCACGAATTTCTTCAGCCGTCTTCGTCACTATTGCCTCCCTTAGTAATCACCTTTTTCCTTGCGCTGGTTAGCATTCAACGATTGGAGCATAGACAACCGTTGTGTAAACGCGCGCTCAGCAAACTTTAACAGCCTTTCCGAGTCCTGCCACTTCCGGAGTTTCCGGTGAAGCCTCTGATATTTTGAATTGCGGACAACGTAGTAGCGGATGTCTGTTACCCGCGTCCCTTTCTTCCCCTCACGAAGCATATTGGCATAGCGGATGAAGAGGTCAGCTTGCAGCTTCTCCATCACCTCTTCTAGCTTCGCTACCTTTCCTGATACTCTAGCCAACAATCCTGTCCATCTACCATATTTATCTGCTGCCACCTCCATCTCGTGGTCTAGATTGTCAAGGTGAATTTTCAACTCCGCATTGAGATCCTGACTCTTTATCCCGTGCACGAGAATTACCGGGGGGTCAGACTCCGAATTTTGCTTCTCTTTCCGCGACAAGGATGTGCTCCTTCATAATCTCAAAGCCGATGTCTTGCAAAGAAAGTTCTACATCAGGAACATCAAGTAGTGCGATTTGGTTCCGTTTCCCTTCAATGCGAATAGCTTCTCCCATCACAAGCCTGCGAAACTGATCTCCTGATAAACTGATTCGAATAACTTCACCCATATCCGCTCCTGTTCTAAATAGAACGCCTGTCTCATGTAAACTGGCTAGGGATTACAAATTGTCCCTTTTCGGAACCATGCTCTAGCTCCGTCATTGTTCCAAGATTAGGCCCTAAGAAACAATCAGTATCCAGCGGCACTTCGCAATACCATCCTGTCTTTTCCTCAATCCACTTCCGGTCGGTCATAAAGAGATGGTGCTGGTAAATTACGTCTTGGGCTTCCTTGTGATAGATATCTATGTAGCCCGCATCGTGGACCGTGATAATGTATTTCGACTTCATCCTGTACTTGCGAAGCCAGTCCGCCATCCGCCATCCTGCGCACCACGTCACATCTGAAGCATCCCCTTGTATCGGTGCGTTGATTCCCTGCCGAACTGCTTCCGCCCTCTGGGCTTCGTTCTCACTATCAACTTCAGGAAGCCTTCTTGGCCTAAAGAAATGGGAGAAGACAATCTTGTGTTTCTTGATGTAGTTCTCACGCTCTAGACGGTAGGCTAGACAATCGTCATACTTGCCAAAATACCTATTGATGAATTTCTCTGCCCAACGCTTTGATTTCTGAAAGTCTGCCGCAAGGGCTTCTGGCCCCCGTCCGTAAAGCACCCCAAAGGATACCATCGACTTAGAATCAGTCCGCTTCTGCTTCTGCTCCTCTTTCGGGAGAGCGTTCCACTGTTCCTCTGTAAGCTCAAATCCCGCCATCGCTCCCATCTTGTGCGGGTCCTTACCAGACAGAAACTCCTCCAACATCACATCGTCTTTTGCCCGGTCACAGAACAAGCGCATTTCGATTTGCCTGGAATCCTGTTCCATGATGAAGTACCCATCACCATGGGAACAGAACTGAGTTCGCAACTCCATCGCCAGCTTGTTGCGCTTGGGAAAGTTTTCGTGATTCGGGTCCTCACTCGACACCCGGCCTGTTACCTGACCGTCCACCCGGTAGGTCGTATGCGTCTTCCCATCTGTACCTCGCCATCGGGGCAGAGGGTCTATGTACTTAGATTTCGCTGAGACTAGCTCGCTGCGGTCAATGATAATCGTCAGAGGCCTACTCTTCCGCTTTTTGTTGAGGCGTTCTAGGACTTCCCGTTCAACTGATTCCTGTTTCCCTGAAGGAGTCTTCCAAAGAGGCTCATAGTCTAGGATATCAAAGACCAACTTGCGTTTCTCATCTGGGGAGTTCAGGTTGATGAGTTCACGGTTGGACTCGAACAGCTCAAAGACTTTCTTCTTAGGATTTGGGATTGGCCTCTTGTAGCTATTGACCCGCTCGATGAGTTCCTTGAGGAGTTCCTTGTCCTTCCATTTCTGAAGAGCCTTGATTTCAGACAGGTTGACTAGCTTTTCGTCGTGCTCTGCAATTCTCCTCTCATAGACCTTCTCTAGCTCCTTGTTACGCTCCTTGTCAATCCTGACCCCGTTGATCTCCTGTGTAGCGGCAGTCCAATTGTGATACATAATCGGAAACTTGAAAGGACGTTCCCAGAGATGTTGCCTCTTCAGCTTTTTCCGGAGATGGAAGAACAGCCTCCGGGTTGCGATGCAGTCCTTAATGTTGTAGTCATACAGGATATCAGCCGGGACAAGGTTCAGATTCCCACCACTCTCGGGATTTGCCTCAGGATGCTCAATGCAATACTGCTGCTTAGGCCGGTCATAGTCCATCATCCCTATGAATGCAGCCAGCTCTTTCAGGCCCTTCCCACCCCTTCGTTCGTTCAGGCAGTAGGCCATCAGCTCTGTATCAGCGTAATAGCCGTGACCTTTCCTTCCGCCTAGCCAGATGTCGTGCAGCACAGCGGTGTAGACAAAATCGTATTTGCCGTAATGGAGCAACCACTTCAGGTCTTCGTCTTCCCAAAGCTCTCGGGTAGCCTCTAGGCATTCCTCAGGATGGACCTTGATACCGTCTATCTGAACGCGGCTATAGACCGGCAGGACGGCTCCTACGTTGTCCCCCCAGGAGTAGCCTATGCAGCCGATTTGAGGCTTGCGAAACCGGGCGAACGGTGAGAGTGTACTGCCTTCAATATCGGTTGAAGGATACTCGGCTTTCTTGACGATGTCTACAACTTCCTGGAGAGTCCGCTTGTCCTTGACTACAATCTGTTCAAATTTCTCCCTGCTGATAGCGTGTTTCGGCGGATAGGCAATCCGCTTCGCTGTCTTCAGCACCTCTAGGAACTGCTTGTAGTTAGCCTCTGTTTTGTTGCGCAGGTACCACGCTGGGTGGAAGGATATGACATACTGCCAAGGCCCTCCGTTCACGACGTTCCCGTGAAGCTTTAGGACTCCAGTTTTGTTGAGAACACTGCGGAGAGGAGAGGCTCCAAGGAGGATGACTACTTTCGGACGGAGCGAATGTATTTCACGAAGCAGATGGGGCCGACAGTGATTAATAGCGTAGGCTGGTAGTTTGTTCCCTGGCGGACGGCACCTAGCCGCATTGGTGAAGCGGCATTTCTTCGGGTCAATCCCAACTTCCTCGATAGCTTCCCGGAGAACAAGGCCTGCTTCTCCACACCAAGGGTAGCCATTCTCATCCTCGTGCTCACCAGGCGCTTCCCCGACAAACAGGAATACCGGCTCCTCACTGCCCTCCCCATTCATCTGTGGGGATTTGCAGCCCTTATAGAGCTGGCAAGGCTTGCAAAATCTATCAGGTTGTCGGAGAACGTTGAGACTAAGCATTATTTTGACTTAGACTTTGTTCGCTTAACTTCCTGCAAGCCTAGATGGAACCCGATGCAGGTCAACAGCTTGAAAAGTTCAACTTGAGCCTTCGCAGCCTCTTTCTCGTTCTCAGAACCTGCTTCTGTTATTAGAAAGTCCGTAGCCATCATACCAATCTTCGGGTTGAGGCCGACTTTCCTGAAAACAGAATCCCAGTCCTTTGGCCACCGCTTGTCCTTCCTTGCTGCCTTCAGCAGGACATCGCAGCGATTCCAGAATTGTTTCTGCTTGTACTCTTCAAAACGGCTCATTGCGCTTTCTCCTTCAACTCCTTGATACGGTCCATCGCGTCTTCTAGCTCAACTACGGTTGTATAGCAGAGCATAAGACAGACAACCTCCTTTTCCGCAGCAGCCAAACCATTCTGGACACTAAATATCTCTAGCTGCTGTGCCCAGCGATATTTGGGAAGAGGGAGAACTCCATCCCGGATAGACTCGATAAGCTTCTGAAGATAGTGCATTGCTTTATCGAGGTCCTGTAGTCCGTTTTTCTTACGCCAACGCGTCACATATTTCGTGACCTGCCCCTCGAAATATCCTAGATGGTTATGGGCTGCTAAGTCCCAGTGCTGAAATTTCGCCTGGTAGTGCTCTCCGCCCACCTGGTAGTCATTCGCCTTCTTGTCAGATTCCAATTTGTGCCTCCTTGGGAATGTCCTCCAAACGCGCCAGACCAACATCCCAGTGGTCCGCGTGATTCTCTTTAGCCAGACGTTCTGCTTCATTCCGAGCAGGCGTATGACTGGTAGCCTTGATAAATTTCGTATCCCAATCCCTGCGACCGTTGAAGTAGAGCTTGACTTCATACCAGTCTTCCTGAACAACAATCGGCAGGATAATCCGGTGCTCTGCCGGCTTCGTCATCACCTTCGGAAAGAAGTACCTCTTGCGAAACTCGTGAGGCTTAGGATGGAATCGCGTTGTCCGCTTCTCTGGGGCTTTCCTGGCCCGGACCTTCTTTGTCTTCCGTGTTGGTCCTGCCTTTTTCTTTTGCGTCATCGAGTAGCCTCACACAGGTGGAGTAGACTTCTTTCGATATTCCATACGTGCACTGCTCGTAATAGTTCAAAGCCAATTCCATAAACGGGGAGGGAAGGTGCAGAATTTCACTAGCGACCCACTCCGCCCTATACTGCCAACCTGGCTCTTTCACCCAGCGGAAAATAGTAAGCATTTGGGGAATGGTTTTTATCCAGTACCCATCTGGAGGGGGAGGCCATGTCGGATTTGGAAGCTCTCTTGGTTTGTCCGTCTTGAAAGCCCTAATCTTCTCTACTTTGAGGAGGACGTGTTGAAACTCTTCGTCAGTAACTGTAGAGAATCCTGGTACGCATTCGGCCTTAACACTTGCTTGATTCATCACCTCTGATTCATCAAAGGCTCTTTCGAGGATATTCCCTAGAGTCGGCTTGTAGAGTTCTTCATAATAGTGGAGATTTTGAATAATGTACGTCAGCTTCCCTATCTTCGCCCCCAGACAACCCGCTATATAGGCATGAATATGGGAGAACTGAACCGCGTTGTACGGCGCTCCCCAAATGAGGTCGCAACTCCGCTGCACTACAGTCTGGTCTAGAATCCCGTTTCTCAGCCGTAGATATATGACATTGTTGCACGGGTAGTCATTTGACTTCAGAAGATTGTCC